GTCAAGCACGGCCAAGGCTGCGCGCGTATTGCTCGACGTGCCCGGCGTGCTCCTCGGCATAGCCGGGGCAGCGACGTAGCAGCCATAGGTGGCAGGCGATGCGGATGTCATCGCAGGTCTCGCCGTGGCGTTTGCTCGAGACGGCATCGCGGACGCGGTGCCTGTTGCGGGTGGAGTTGTGGGTGTGGGCGGAGTGGGTTCTCATAGTGGGTTACGGGTAGGGTTTCCAGAACTGCATCGCCTCGACCGCGCGCAAAAGCTCGGCAAACCCGGCGAGGATTTCGTCGTGCGTGAGTCGGCGCGGGAGGTCAGGGAACATTTCGAGCGTGCTCATTTCGCGGGTGTGGCGAGTTTGGCGCGGGCTGCCATCCAGTGCGGCTCGGCCTCGACCTCGTCGGCGGCGAATCCATCCATTTGCCGCACCTCCATTTCAGCGACGAGCATTTTTTCCAGCGCTGCGCGGAGGCGCGCAACGTCGGCGCGGGCTGCGTCCCGCTCGGAAAACCAGCCATTCAGCTTTTCTTCGAGCTCCACGATACGCTTGACCTGCGATGCGATTGTCTCGTCGGCATTTGCGGACGAGTAAGGGCGCTTGCCTTTGAGCGCGACAGAAAGTTGCCTATTGAGTTCATCCCGCTCGGCGCGGGCTGCGTTGCGCTGCATCTCCATCGCGCGGGCGAAGGCTGGCCAGTCGCTTGGCGGGCCGATGGCGAGCATTGCGTCTGTTTCGGGTGTGGGTTCGTTGGTCATTTGTGTTTTCGTTTTGGGTTGCTGTTGAAAGATTTCCCGCTGGCTGGCTCCGGCTCATGCGCCAACGGATGCCACTCGAATGTTTCGCCACTGAATGACACCGGCACCACGACGCCAGTCTTGCCCTGCCGCTGTCGCAGCCGTAGCAGCCGCGCGCCGGGTTCATCCTCGCACATCTCGATGGTCACCTGCACGGTGGCATCCATGCCGATGGCGCGGCACTCGCGAAGCTCCCCGTCATCGTTCAGTTGCGCCAAGGCAATGACGGCCAGATTCTCGTCCTTAGCCATGCGTCGCAGCGCCTTTGAGACGATGGCGATTTCCTGCTCACGCCGGTCTGCGCTTCCCGCGCCCTCGGTCAGTTGGAGGTAGTCCACGACAACCACGGCGAGGTCGGGCTGGACGGCCTTCACCTGCCGCACGTAGGAGCGAATGCCCGCGAGGTCATACACGTCATCGCGGAAAAATATCGGCGCGAGCGCGAGGTTGTTTGCAGCGGCTTGCAGCTTGGGAAAGTCCATTTCCTGCATCGTTCCATCCCGCATCCGGCTCGCGCTCACCTTGCCCTCGGTGGCAAGCATCGCCTCCACCGTGTCATCGCTGCTCATTTCAAGCCCGAAGACGAGCACCGGCTTCGCTTGGTCGAGCGCGACCGCGCGGACGATGTAGCGCACAAGGGCTGATTTGCCGCCCTTGGTCGGGCCTGCAATCACCCAGTAGCCGCCCTTGCGGATGCCGCCTGTTTCCTCGTCCAGTCGCACGATGCCCGTGGACAAGCCGGCCATTTTCGAGCCATCGGTGCGGCTGTTGAGGTTTCCGAGCACGTTCATCACGATTTCCCGCGTGGTTTGAATTCTGGCCTTGTCCCGCCCTGCAGCGATGCTGGAAATCTCAGCTTCGATGGCGGCGAGCACGGTGCCGGTCGGTTCCGTGGTCAGTTGCTTGTATGCGGCCTTGAGCGCGCCGGCCAAACGGCGTTTGGCATGGCCTTCCTTCACGATCTCGGCGTAGTGCGGGAGCGTGACGGGTTGCGCGGCTCCTTCGATGGCCGTTTGCAGCGTCGCAGCGCCCCCTACGGCGTCGAGACGGTCTCCGAGGGCAGTAGCGATGCCCACGAAGCCTCCCGGTGCCTTGGCGAGCCACGCCGTCGCGATGGCGGTGAATATAGTCGAGGGGATTTCGTGGCTGAACGTGTCGGCCCTGATTCCCGCTTCCGTCAAGAACGGGAGCGATTCGTCCGGCCACTGCAAAGCGCAGCCAAGTATTGCGGTTTCTTCAAGTGTCATTGCATTAAGCGTTTGCCGCCTTGGGTGTCGAATGGCGAGAGCGTTGCCCCGTTGTTTCTGTCGCCGTCCATCCATGCCCACTCGAAGCCCTGCCAGCCTGAGAGGATGCACTTGTTGAGTGCGGCGATGGCCCTGCCTGGTTTCTGCGAGAGCTTGCCGAGCATGAGTTGCACGGCGTGGTCGGTCGCTGGCTTGCGGAGTTGCTTACGGCTGTCAATCCAGCCTTGCAGCGCATCGGTGAAGCCGTCCACTCCCGCGAAGCATTCGGGGATTGCATATCCGGCTTTCTTTTCTTTCCCCCTTGCATCCCCCTCTTGATCTTCGTCCTTTTCCTTGTCTTGATCCTTTTCCTTGAGGGTATGGATACCCTTTGGATACCCTTTGGATACTCTTTGAATTCCGTGCTTATTCAGCAGCCGGATCACCGCAGCGTGAGGTTTGCATTCCTCGCTCAACTCCCCGCATTGGAAGTTCACGAACTTTTTAAGGTGCCATTTTCCAGACTTCAAGACTTCCATCCTTTCCCCAAGTGACTCGCGCACTTTCTCCCACGGAATTTCCATGCCGATGGAAAAGTTGGCAAGCTCCATGTCGGCATCCCATACGCCCGCGTTGTCGCAGTTGTCCACGATGAACAGGAACGCCAGCTTTGCGCCTGCGGATAGCTTTCTAAACCAAGGGTCGCGCCATTTATCGGTGTCAGTGAATCGCTTCATTTTTCTACCTCCTCAATTCTCCACGCCACCGTGAACCCGCGACGAACTGCGTCGGCAACGTGGAGAATTGAAAATGTGGGTTTGGTCTGCATCTGTTCGTCTTTCTTGCCGGGGTTCAATCGGCACCTTCTCTCTACCGCATCCCCGCGCCCGTTGCAAGCGCGTGCTCATGCGCGGGCGTGGCGGGGCGGGGTGGTTCTGGGTCGTGGTCATACCGGGATAAGCTCTTGCTCCACGTGGTTTTCAACGTCCGCGAGGTTGGCAATGGCCTGTTTGAAATACGATTCTTTGAGTTCGCATCCCATTCCTTTTCGTCCGTTCAATACGGCACCGAAGACTTCGCTGCCAACGCCCATAAATGGCGTGAATACGACTTCGCCGGGGTTGCTCCAAAGCACGCAAGCGCGCTCGATAACGTCAAGTTGAAGCGGATGACAATGCCGCTCATCGTCATTCTCTTTGGCCTCCCGATGCTTCAACACCTCGTCAATGCGGATGTCGTCCCAGAAGGCGTCCGCGTAGCGCCGCCAAATCCAGTGAGAGAAGCGGTTTTTCTTTTGGTCGCCATCCATGCCCTTGAGGTGCCGGATGTCGGCGGGCATTTGCTCCTCGCCAGCGTAGCGGTGCAGTCCGGTAGGGTGAGAGACAGGCACCGCGTTTTCACCGCTACGGCGGAAGATGAGAAGCTGGTCAGCGTTTGCCATAGAGCACCGCGATGAGTCCTCACACATTTGCCGATGTGCCAGAGATTTCATCATCGTGCGGTTGCGAACCGTTAGCGGCTCCTTCCAGATGAAATACCGATGAGTGAAACGGAAACCGTTCTTTTCGTGCAGGCGGATAACGTCGCCGGGAAAGTCAGTGAGCGCGTCATTGCCTGAGTTGCCGGTTGGGATGTCCATGCAATGCACGGCGCTCATCCTGCCGGGCTTTGTGAGGCGGTGGAGTTCTTGAATCACAAACTCGTAATGCCTGTAAAACTCATCCTTAGAAATGCAGTTGGACAAATCCTGTTCGTCGCTGCTGTATTGGTAGAGTCCCGCGAATGGCGGCGAGTAAAGCGAGAGATCAACGATGCTCGCCGGGAGTTGCTTCATCACCTCCACGCAGTCGCCGTGGTAGAGTGCATATTTCTTGGTCAGTAGTTCTTTCGGTGTAGTGTTCATGTTATTAAATCCAGCTTGGCAGTGTCGGGGTTATGGTGTGTGTTTTTCTTTCAGATTTGATTGCGTCATTCATGTGCTTCACAAGCTCCTCAAACATCTTCTCAGCTTGCGCGGCCTTGCGGCTCATATTATCGCGCACGCGCTGTTCGCCTTCGCTGGCGATGATGTCCACGGTTACGGGGTTTTTCTGGCCAAAGCGCCAGCATCGGCGGATTGACTGATAGTATTGCTCGTAAGAGTGCGAGGCGAACGTGACAACGTGATTGCAGAATTGCCAGTTGAGTCCCCAAGCGCCGATTTTCGGCTTGATAACAAGCACGCGCTTTTCTTGATTCAAGAACGCATCATAAGCGGCCTCTTTTTCGTCGTCACTCATCGGCCCCTTCACTTGCACGCTGTTGGGAATCATGGCTTCCAGCGCCTCGCCCTCGGCGTTCGTGTGGCACCATGCCACGGCGGGACGGTCGTGAGAGACAAGCTGTGCAACCATTTCGCACCGCTCTTTCAGCGTGCGCTTGCGCTCATCCCTTTCCTCGGCAAGCCCGAAGGCAGGCATTGTGAAAAGCATTCCGTCCGGTGGCGTTGTCGGCTTTACGATATGCTCGCGCTCATTCAGCGCCGGTAGTTCGTAGCCATCATCGGCAAACCCGATGTCAGACGGCTTGCGGCACGCTCGCGCCCATGAGCAAACCCATTTCCAAAAATGGTCGTGCGCGTGGCCCTTCAATCGCCAGCCGTTAATTGCCTGCGAGACGCGAAATGAGATTTTCCCGAAATGGTTTGCCTGCTTTTCGAGGTTGTTGATTTTCTTCTCATATTGGTCGGTCGTCTTTTGATCCATTTGCTTAAAGAATCGCGAAAGCATGTCTGAGTTGTTCAGGTCACCTAGCGCCTCGGATGACGTTCCGAGTTCGGTGAAGTCATTCGGTGCCGCTGTTGCCGTCCAAAGTGAGCGGTAAGGCAGCTTGCACATAAAGCGCGTGACGGCCTTCTGTGTCGCTCCTGTGGCGTGTTTGATGATGCTGCTTTCATCGCACGCGACGGCCACGAAATCAGAGGCGTTGAAAAGGTGAAGCTTTTCGTAATTGGAAATCGTGATTTTCCCGGCTGGCTTTCCGTCGCGTGAGCGGCCCGCAGCTATGCCAAAGCGCGCAGCCTCTTTGATCGTCTGTCCGCCGACTGCCAGCGGCGTGAGAATGAGCACGTTGCCGTTGGTTTTCTCCACTATGTTTTGGCACCACACAAGCTGCATGAGCGTCTTACCGAGTCCGCAGTCCGCGAAGATTGCGGAGCGCCCTTTACGGCAGGCCCATTCGATAAGTGCGCGCTGGAATGGGAAAAGGAAATCCGGCATGAATGTAGGTTCAAATCCAAACTCGCCTCCGAGTTGAGATTTCGCGTCTAAGAACTGTTCGTAGGTTTGATTCATAAAGTTACTCCTGCAAGATAGCCCGCACGCGGGCGAGTAGCTGTTCCTTGGTCTCCGCATCCGTGGTCATGCCTTCACCGGGTATGCCGTCCAGTCCACTTCAAAGCAGGCTGTGGCGAGCATCTTCGCCAGCGGCTCCGTCGTGTGCGGTCGGTAGCGGCCAATGACGTGAGGCCAGTCCCACACGCGGGCCTCGATGAGCCGCCCGGTGTTGTCGAGGCTCCAGCCTAGTCCGCGCGATTCGAGGTCGGCGATGATTTCGTCAACGGTGGGTGTGTTCATGGTTTTGTTTTGCGTTTCTTGGGTTCGTCGGCCGGCCACGGAATGCCGCTGCGCTCGGCCAAAAATTGGCAGGCTTCGAGCTCGGTTTCGCCGTCCGCTACTTTGTTGCGTCGCATTAGCGAGGCCATTGAATAATCATGCGCAAGTTCGGTGAATGGCCGGCGACGGCCATCGCTACACATGATAGTCGCGAAAAACGCCATCCACGGGTAGCAATGCCCCGTGCCGGCCTTGCGATGCGTGGCGACGCCGTGCTCGCGCTTGAATATAGCGAGGGCCGTGCTCATTGCATGATGATGCTTTCGGCATGGTTCAGGCGCTCCGTCGCGGCTGCGAGGTCTGCCACCAGCCGCGCGTTGACGGTGCGCAGGTCGCTGTTGACGCTCTCCGTCTCGGCGACATCCTGCTCGGCTGCGCGCAGGCTTTGGCGGGCGGTGTCGCGCTCGGCTTTGGCGGCGCGAAGCTCGGCCATTGCAAGCGCGAGGTCGCGGGTTTGGTCGCTGACAAGGCCGCGCAGGGTTGCGAATAGTTCGTCAATTTTTGTGCTCATGGTGTCAGTGTGTAAAAGTGTTTTCCCCGGCTTGCGTAAGTGCAGCCCGCGCAATTCTCCGTCATCGGTTTGAGTTCCATTCTTACCAGTGATTTCATCGAATCGCGTGCATGGCACGGGAAAGTTGTTGGCTACTCAGTAGCAAAAGGATTGTCGGTGCGGTATGTCAACGAGAGGCATTGCGGCTTGAAGTGCGCGTCCCATTCAGTGATAGGCGCCCACGTGGCAAGCGGCCTGCCGTAGCGTTCTTTTAGCTCGTATTCCCACACTGTGATGTCCGCGCAAAATGCGATGATGAACGGTAGCAGCGCGGTCAGTTCCTCGCGGCTGAACGGGTCTGCGTAGCGTCGGTCGATCTCCTCAAACGTCACCTCGCCGCGCGTCGCCTCGCGTGCGTCGTTAGCGTCGGCGCGTAGCTGCGAGGCGGTCACGTTAAAATCACGGTCGCTGATGCTGTTGCGAAAGTCGGGCATGGCTATTCCTCCACGGTGCAGGGCTTCCACGTCTTGCGGTCGGTGGAGTATTCGTAGCGGTCCACCATTTCGCTCCACACAATACAGCCAAGCGTGTGCCCCCATGTCCCATCTCCAGATAAATGCGTGATGAGATACATGTTGCCTCTGCCTCCGTCCTTATGTCGCAGCCAGCAATTCAGCGGAACGTCCTCGGGCTTGCTCCACGGTCGCGCGACTGGCTGCGGCTTGGGGCGGAAAGGCAGATTCGTCAAGTCTGGCATCATGTCAGTATGGAGGTAGTCCTGCCATGTATCATTGAGACTCGCAATAAACTGGATCGGCTTGCCGTCCGCAAATGCGAGCATTGCGGCTGCGTTGTCGCGGAGTTGTTCTTTGGTCAGTGGTTCCATGGTGTTGGTTTGGCTTAGAGTTCCCACGGCGGCACCTGCGCTGCGCCTGCAAACGGCGATTCCGGCTCCTGCTGCCCACCTGTAAGGATAGGCGCGGGGCGCACGGTGTGCGGGTTGGTTGGTTCTTGCGATGGTTCGGTCATGGTGTGCCGTCCGCGTCCGCCGCGCCCCGGCCAAAGTGCCGAGACGCGACGGAGTTGCGGTGTGTTGGTTAGAACGGCGCGGGGCCGCCCATGTCAATGTCGTCCACCGGAGCGGCAGGCGCGGGCTTTGCAGCGCCTGTCGGTGCCGTGGTGGGCTTTTTAAGGCTGACACGGATGGCGAGCGTGGTCTTTCCCTGATACTCCACGTCGCGAGCGGTCAGGATGATTTGCTTGCCAATCCAGTCGTCCGTCTCGTCCCCGTAAAGCTGGCCGATGGTGCCAGCGTTGGTTTTATTGCAGACCAGTTTTTTTTCCTTACCCTTGAAGCCAATGACGAGCTTCTGTTCCTTGTCTGCGCCTTGCCCGATTGATTCGAGTTCGACGCTGCTGATTGTGGCGATCACGTCTCGCCCTTGGAGGTCGTCCGCTTTCAAAAAGCTGGACGGATATGCTTCACTTAGTTTCATGGTTTGTTTTTTCTTGTGCCTGTATGCTCAAAGAGCTTAGGCGGGTTTGTTGTGTGCCGGTTCTGCCGGCTGAAATTTACGGCAGTAATTCCGGCTGCGCGGCGTCCGGTTCATCAGGCCGGTAATACTCCGCCGCAATGCCAGCCTCTAGTCGGCTGTGCGCGGTCACGATGAAGTCGCGACCGCCGTAGCGGATGGCGTATTCCGTCGCGCCCTCGGCGTCTGCGCGACACTGGATGGCGCGGGAGTTGATGCGAATGGCGCTCACTTGGCCTCCCTTGCGGCGAGCATGGCGTCGGCCTCAATCGTCCTAATTTCCGCGACGTAAGTGGCCAATTCGCTGATTGTCGGCTGTCGAGAGAGCTTCGCTTTGAGCGTTTGCAGAGGCTCATAAATTGCCACGTCAGCCTGCCCCGCGAACCAGTCGCGCAGGCTTATGCCAGGGTGCATATTGAGCGACTCGCCTGTTGCCATTTCGGAGCGCACGAACTCCGCGAACATTTTCGCTTCCTCGGCGGTCATGTTTCTCATAGTCATTTGTCGGTGAGCTTGGCAGTTATTTGCAGCGAAGGATGAGCCAGCCCACAAGGGCGGCAGTGGCGACGAGCAGCGGCGCGAGGCGCATGGTGAGCCGCGCATTGCGGCGGCGGTTGGCGCGGCATTCCGCGCAGTTGCAGGGCGAGGGTGTGTATGGCATGGTAAAAGTCTCGCCGGGTATCGCCCGCCCCGTTGCCGAGGCGAGCGTCACCCGACAAGGAGAGTTAGGCTAGGACGGCGACGCGGCGTGTGCGGTCTGCGATTTGCGCTGCGGTCGCGAATGTGCCGCAGGATGGGCACTCGTAGAGCCAGCCGACCGCGCGGTAAAATGCGCGAGTGTGCTGGCGTGTGTTGCCGCAGTTGCAGTAGCCTTTGATGTTTTTCGGAGCGGTCTGTTTCGAGTTGAGTGTGTTCATTTTGTCGGATGATTTGGTTTGGTTTCGCTCGGCTGGTTGCCTTGCTTGAAATCACTAAAGCGCACGCCGCCGAATCGCGCAAGAATTATTTTCAATTATTTTCGTGCAGCTTTTCCAGCACTTCGTAAACCCTTGAGTTGCGGGGGAACTGCGCAGGATTTCGCCACCGCTCTTTTCCGGTATTCGCCGCGCTTTTTGCCCGCGTCGCTGCGCTTTTTCGGCGCGAGATTCGTCCGCGATGCCACGATTGCGCGCAGTCCATTCGCCTCCTCGTCCGTAGGCGTCCAGATGCCGTCGAACATGCGCTTCACGCAGCCGTAGTGCACGCCGAGTAGCGCGGCGATGCGGCTGATTGCTCCGCGCTTGGGTCGTGACGTGAGTGGGTCGGTGATGTATTTTTTCCAATTCATCTTTTGACTTTATTTCGCCGATGTGCTCTTGTCAAGACTGGCATGAAAAAACACCGCTTCACCGTCGTAGTGAAAACTGAGATGAACCGCGCACACGCAGCGTTCGCGCTCCTCGCTGCGCTTGGATGGAGCGTGCCCGGCAGGTGCGAATTTCACCTGCGGAAATCAGCGCCGAAAAAGAAAGGCGGTGCGAAATGACTACCCTGCCTGCCAACGCCCGCCTGTGCCATCGCTGCGGCGAACACTACATTGGCCGCGCGTGCCCGAAGTGCCCGCCTGCGCTCGCCACCGCCCCGCCAGCGGCTTCGGTTGCGCCGCGCGGTGCGGACGTGCCGAGGCTTGTATTGCGGCTGACAGGGCAGGTGCGAGGCGGCAAGAATAACATGGGGCGAACTAAGACGGGTAAGAGCTTCCCGAAGAAAGCATTCGCCGACTGGCGCGCGGAGGCCATCCGGCAAATCAAGACGCAGTTCCACGGCGAGCCAATCGCGGTACCGTGCAACGTGCGGATTGACTACGTTGCCGAGGACAGACGGCGGCGCGACTTCTCGGCAATTTGCGATGCGCTATGGCACGCGCTTGAACGGGCTGGCGTAGTAGCGGACGATACGCTACTGTGGCCCGTGCAGTCCTCGCGCAGCTATGACAAGGCAGCGCCCGGCGTGACGATTACGTTTCTCGATTGACTCTACCAAACGCCTTTCAGCGTCCGTAGCTTCCGGCGAATATCGCATGGCCGGTCGTCCGCGTAAAACACAGCCTCGAGCACGCGGCACTCATCGCGGATGACGACGTGCCGCTCCACGATGCGGCGTGACGGCATCGGCGCTGCGTCCATCTTTGCCTGCTCCGCGCGCACGCGGTTCCATCGGATGTTCACGCGCTCTCTAGCTTTTAGACTCGCGCGGCGTATGTTTTTGATTGTGCTCCACTTGCTCATTTTTCGGTATTGAGTTGAGTCGTATAATTACTTGTTAGGGCGCAGGAGCACGCCGATTAGTGTCGGCACGAAGACGGCCCAGTATCGCCACTCGTAGCAATTCACCCCGATTACTCCGAGTGACGCTCCAAGTGCAAATGCCCATGCGTGAGTGCGGACGAAGCGCCCTAACCAGGCGCTGCACCTAACCCGCTCCTGTTGTTCTGCGTTCGATGTGTTTGTTTTCATAGATTGGTTTTCGTGCGCTCCACCGTTTCCGCCGGAGCGGGTAGGTGAGCTTAGTCGGTAGCGGAACGGCTCCGTTCCCGATCCAGCGCGTTACTCAGCGCAGTTTGCACACACGTCCATTCTTCATCCCACCCCCATACTTCGGACGTGCCTTGTCTCAGCTCTCCCAGCCGCACTAGCGCGGCTTCCAGTTCCGCTGCCAAGTCACTGCACGTAACAGCCCCCTCACTCGAACGCGCCGCTTCAAGCACGCGGTTACTTGCCTTGCAGTATTCGCAGTCCTCTTGTGGATTTGAGATATGATCTGCGCAGCCGTGTCGTAGTGGTGTGCTCATGTGGTCGGGTTGTGAGTGGTCTGTCCGTGAGTTCCATCGTTAGCCATTAGCGCGACGTGCTGGCGGATGTCCTTCGCGCACGCCCTCATGTTGTTGCGCCAGTTCGCGGCGTCCATCCAGTCGGGCTTTGGGCCGCTGATTTTGTGGACGAGGCGCAGTTCCGAATCGGTCGCATCCTCCGCCGTCACGTCCTTCCAGTTGTCTCTTTCGGTGTTCATAATGGCTAACCAGTCAGTAGAGCGAACCGCCGTTCGCGCCTGTTTTGTTTTCTGGAGCGTGAGCGCGGCGGTCGCTCACTTCTGCGTTAGAGGCTTTGGCGCTTTCCAATTTGCGCGCGAGTTCTTCGCTCGCCGCGTTACCCGCCTCCCGCCACCGCCGGATTGCGTCTTCGGAATTGTCGCGGCATTTGCGCCAGCGTTTGTAGCTTCGGCTTTCGAGGTCCATGTATCCTGAGCGTCCACGCTTTCGGATGTTGGCCGCTGCCTTCTCAGCCTGTGCTGCGAGGTGCGCCGCTCTCGCCCGCCGCCGCCGCAAGGACTCTAGCTCACGAGCGTATTGGGCGAGTTGGTCGCGCTCACGGATGGCAACATCTACCCACCGAAAGATTCTACGAACGAAGCCTCTAACCAGGCGCTGCATGGAACTGGCTTCATGTGTGTTTTCTACGGTTGGGATTGTCATAGGGGTTTCAGGGTTTCGAGAGGTTTTTGTCAGCCAGTCCATGAGCTTCATCGGTAGATGACTTTGCGGCTCTGTATTCGCGATACAGTCTCGCCCGCTCTCTGCTCACGATGGTCAGTTCGCGCCTCAGTGCGGTTATGTCATCGCGGAGCTTTATCTCGGCCCTGTGTGCTATTTCGTAGCGCCGCTCCCAGTCATCTACCAGCTTACTGGAGCGAACGGCGGGTTTCGGTTGTTCGATAGGTTGTTCCATATTCACGGTTTTTTTACGTTCGCGCCGTCGCTGAAGACGACGTTCGGCTAATTCAGTGTCCGCTCCACGGTCATTGTCCAGTGGTGCTCCCCCGCTGGCATCGGGACATAAGTGCCCCACGCCAGCACGCCGTATTTCTTCCGCATCGCACGCTCATTCTTATCCCACGCGGAGATTGCTTTGTCGCCCACGAATGTCCGCTCCACAAGAGTCAATAGCCGAACAAGGCGCTGCACCACTAACTGCCGGTCATGGCTGTCAGCGTGAGCACCGCTTTGATTTGGAAGTGCGGGCGTGTTCATTGTGTTTTGTCCCCCGTCAGCGGGTGAGCTTCATCGGTAGGTGCGCTTTCCATCTCCGCGCGGAGTTCATCGCAGCACTCTCTGAGTTGGAGTATTCGCCCACAGTCAAGAGCGTCGCGTGTTGTCCCGCTGCTCTCAGCCAGTCTCCGCTCCCAGCGTGTCGCCAGCGCACCTACCCAGTCAGTGCTCGCGAACACCGCCTTGTCTGGACGCGCGGGTTCGGGCGCGAGGTTACTTGCGCAGCGCGGGCAGATGCCGCAGTCCGTGTTCCGATCGCATTGTGTGCAGTGTAGGCTCATCGGCTCGTATTGGATGCGCCGCTTTGGGCGGTGTCGGAGACTTCCCCGTTCTGCGTCGGCTGGCGTTTCTTGCGCGTCCTCTTTGTGGCCGGAGTCCAGACTCCAGTGCCGAAGTGGATCATGCAGACGAGGCACCGCTGGATTCGCTCATATTTCCCTTTACAATAAATACACTTCCGGTTCGGCGCCGACGCAGAACATGGCATGGAGCGAACATCCTCCGCGTTCATGGCTGTCCTCCAATTTGGCGCACAGGGCGCGGAGGCTGTCGCTCATCGCCCGCGGTAGCGGAATGGCCCCGCACTGATTCCACGAGCTTCGTCACGCTCGCCCTGACATCGAAGACATTCTGCGTGGCCGCGCCCCAGTCCTGCTTGCAGAGCGCGGTCCATGCGTCTTCGAGTTGAGTTTGCACGGCTCCCAGTTCCGCTACCCAGTCGCTGCACAGCGAACCGGACTCTGCCGGTTGCGCCGTTTCTGGCACGAGGTTATTTGCCTGTTCTCGGTCGGGCGGTAGATCTACATCCAATCGGGCATTACAGCAGGGGCATGTTATCATTTTGTGGGTTTTTCCTACGCACCGATAAACGCAACTCCGCCCCGTGTCAAAATAAATCTAAAACTTTTTTGCCTTGCCATCGCGGGCGATGCGCGGCAACGTGCTCGGCCCATGAGCACACCAAACTGGCTACGATTTCGAGCGGGAGAAAAGGCACACGTCGTGACGGGCATGAGCGGCCCCATGCTCATCATCCCATGCGGCTACGCAGCCCACGGCGCGACTGGCGTGCCTGACAAGCGGACGAAGAAATGCCGCACATGCTCGCGCGCTGTGCGGCCCGTGTCGCCGCATCAATGGCGTAAGGCAGGCCACGCGCCGGAATAATTTCGCTTGCCAAGTGCTCGCGCTTGGCTTTTACTGCTCGCGTTCGCACGGCAATGCGATGCAAAACTTTCCACAGGGAAGCCCGCAGTGCGTTGCCGCGCCTGCGGGTTTTTCTTTGCCCCGATGCTTCGGCAACGGCAACGAGCTTGACTGGCAGCGAACCGTCCCGCTGCTCATCCGGTATTGCTCCGGCTCGGCAGCGAAGCAGTTCCGGCGAGGGTTTCAAAGACACGCGCCGGGGTTGATGTTCTTTGAATTGTGCGTGTGGCGAAATTGGCAAACGCGGTGCATAGTAGCTGGTATGCAACCATGCGAAACGTGCTGCCCAATGGGTTTGCATCTCATGGCGGGCTTGCAGGTTCGAGTCCTGCCGCGCACAATTCAGAGAACATCCTCCGAACAATGCCCGGCCCGTGCTCAGGCAAGACAAGCTGCGCAGACCGCCCGCTGAATTGAGAGCGCAGAAAGTTCTTGCCAAGTGCCCGCGCTTGGCCGATGCTCCACACGTTCGCAGTTGCACGCGAGCGAGACGACTTTCATAATTTAGCACGCCGCAAGGCACCGCTGAACGCTTACCTTTCGAGCAAAAGGAGAGACGAACCCGCCGAGTGCAACCTTTGAGCGGGTTTTTCTTTGCCCCGATACTCAGCGAAAAACGGGCAGGCTTCGCGCCGAACTTCGTTACGGGAGCACGCAGGGAACGCCCAACCTACCGGCTCAGCAAAAGACAGAAAACGAACAGCGTTTTCGATTCAGTAGAGACGGCGACAAGCACTGCCGCAGGCTGGCAGCAATGCCTTGCCTCGTGAACCGGCGAGTCCGGCCTATGTGAAACCACGCAGCTGGAATAGCGCCCAGCCTACTGAATCGAGAGCGCTGCGGTTTTCTTTCTTCCTTTCTTGCACTTTTCCGCGCGGTAGCGGTTCAACTTTTCGGGGGGGCTTTTGCTTTTCCCATTCTTTCCTTGCTTTCTTTTGGCTATCCTTTGCCGCTCACTTCCTGCTCGGCGGAAATTCAATTACCGCGCTGGAAAAACGCTTACAGGCCGCAGCCTTACGGCGGAAACGATTACCGCTTCCCGCCGATGCCCGCGCAAATCACGACGATGCCGGCGAGGATGAACACGACAAGGATGCCCATTGCTCCTGCGAAGTTCATACCGGGGAAAGCAACGCAGATTTGACGAGGCTGGCTCTGCGTGGGCCTTTGTAGGTTTTGCTGCCACTGGCAGAAAACGACGGCATTCTTAATGCGTTCACGGCCAAACGGCAAGCCCGTTGTTCACCCTGTAAATCAGCGCGTTGATGAAAGCCGTCTCGCCCACCGCGCGCAGGGTTGGTGGACGCAGGCAGATGTGCGGGCGGTCACCGAAGTCGGCACCCCAGTTGAAGCCAGCGGCGCGCGCGAGCTTCCCGGCGATGTCGTATTGCGGCCCCTCGTCAATGTAGGTGCCGCCCGTGGTGAAAAAGCCGATGTCGCACGCGAAGCCGGTCGTGCCGCCGCCGCCATTGTGCGACGATGTAGGCCAGCGCGCGGACGTGACGCGCGGCCCCGGTGCCGTGCGGCCCTTGGCATACAGCGCGTTTTGCTCCTTTTCACCACGGTAGCCGGATATCCACCTGCCCACGCTCGGCGCGACGGCGGCGTTGATGGAACGTAGCAGGTCGCGGAAAGGCTGCTGCACCTGCGTATGGAGCGTCGCAATCGTCGCCTCGCTGCGCGGGTCTGCGAGGCCCGCGGGCGGCTGTGCTGGCGTGGCAGGCACTGGCGCTTCCGTCCCGCCGTGCGCGGCGATCCACGCCAGCCCAAGGTTGAGCGTCGCAAGGCCGAAAATGCCGTCGGGATTTGCTCCCACGGCGCGCTGGAACTGCCGCACCTTGTCAGCGTCGAGGTTCACTTCCCACCGGCAAACGCCGCCTCGCTGAGTGCCGTCGCCACCGCGTTAATCACGGTGCCCTTGCTCACGCTGCCTTTCGCCAGCGCCTCCGCCGCGACGGTCTCGACGGCGCGTGCGGCCACGGGATGCCCAGTTGCGCTGCGCACAAGCTGGCCAATGTCGGCCACGTCCACCGCGCCCCATGCGGCGGCGGCTGCGGCGTGCCCGTAGTCACTGCCGAGGTTGCCCGCGACGAGCGTGCGAAGCTGTGCCACGGCTATCTTGCCGAGGATGGCCCCGGCGTCCCGGCGCACGGCGGGCCAGTTGGTGCCCGCGCATCCGGCGAGAGAGTTGATGAGCGTGGCGACGATGGCGAGGATGATGAGTTGCTTTTTCATTGGGGTTTGTTGGTTGAGTCAGGCGTCGGCGATGGCGTCGGCGGTGCGAAGTATGCGAGGATTTTCAGCAACACGGTCGCGATTGCCGATGAGTAGGTGATGTAAGGCGTCCACTTCGGCGGAAGCAGTTGGAGGATGTCCTTGTCGTAGCTCATGCCCGCGATGATGGTGAGCACGCCAGTAATGGCGGAAAGTAGGTCGAGGAGTCGTTTGTTCATCAGTGTTTGATGAGTGTCGCAATGACTGTGAAAATGGCCCCGACGATAACCTGAGCCGTGATGATTCCGCCCCACAGTTTCGCGCCTGACAACTCCAGTTTCGCAACACGTTCAGGCAGTCCCCGCAGTTGCTCGAATTGCGCCATCTGAAGCTGGATGGCGGAGATGTGCCGCTCCACCCGCACGACGGCCTCGCGCGTCGTCGCGGTGTCCATCGCTACACGGTGCCGGGATTCGTCGCGCAATTTTTCAAGTTCCGTTCGGTCGTCTAGTTCGCTCACTTCTTAGCCTCAACTTTCTCCACCGCAGCGGCGAGTTGCGCTTCGAGTTCCTTCACACGCGCGGCTTTGGCGGCGGCTTCGCGATCGGCAAACGGCGCGTTGATGGCTGCGGCGAGCGTTGCCAGCGACGCGCGTGCGGCGTCATACTTCGCGCTGTTGGCTGCGAGCTTGGCTTGTAGGTCAGCATACTCCGCGTCAATCGCCGTCCAGTCCAGCGCGGCGAGCAATGCCGTGGCGTGCTGCTGGTCTTGCGCGGTCATCGCGGCGAGTTCGGCAACGGCCTTGTCGCTCGCTGCGTTGGCCGTGGCGATGGCTGCGTCACTCGCGGCTTTCGCTGTTGCGGCGTCAGCGGTTGCTTTGTCAGCGGCGGCTTGTGCGGCAGTTGCTTCGTCCTTCGCTTTCTTCTGCGCGGCTGCGGCTGTTGTCACGGCTGCGTTCGCCGTGTTCACCTGTCCTGTGAGGTCGGAGAGTTGCGAGTCCTTGTGGGCTTTGAAGTCCGTGATGAGTTGCCGGATGAGCGCGGCATCTTTTTCTGCGGCGAGGGTGCGGGTTTCGAGTTCGTTGGCTGTCATGGTTTTGTGGGTTGAGGTTAAAAGATAGACACAATGATGGACGGCGATACGGGAGTGGTGGGCGTCGTGCCTGCTGCAAAGGCCGTCAGGCTCAAGTCAACATCGGTGCTATTCCACGCTAGGCACACACGCTGATTAGCCGTGAAGGACTGAGTAAAAATTGTTGTGAAAATAGCTTCCTCCGAAGGTCCGCCGAGAGACTCCCTGCCTAGCGAGGCCGCAACATTAAGTCCGTCAATCATCAGCCAGGTGTCAATGTCATCCACGCCTGCATCGGTCTTGGCGACTTGTGCTGAATACTGTAAGTTATAGACGCCAGTGTTCCCGATAACAATCGTGTCGAGTTTCGGGATGATGCCGATGGTGCCACGGTCAACTGCGCTGACGAGCAATGCTTCGGCGGCTTGAAACACTCCCGATACGACTGTGACGAACAACACGCCCACGGCATCGCCGCCAGCCCATGAACCGGAAAATAATTCTCCAACCACGTTGACCGTCGCCGTCGCGCCACTGGTGCCGCCCGTGACGGTGTTGCCCGCTGAAATCGCCGTGGTGCCGCCGCTCGTGAACGGGATGGTGCCGATGACCAGCGTGAAGCCACTTTGCCCGATTGTGGTGTTGAGCTTGGCGATGTTGATGCCAGTCGCCAACGCGAGATTGGTCTGCGTGGTCGTGTCGAGGTAGGAACCGTAGTAGCGTGAGGCGTTCGCCACTGCGGTTATCTCTGCGGTTTCGAGGGTGAGGACTCCGGCGACGGTTTTCATTAGGCGATTGAGATTCCGGTGACGTTGGCGTTGAGCACTTCGGCGACAATAGTGCAGGTGTGGTTTGCGCTGCTGCCGCCACCCTTGGCGATGGTGACGTTGACGGTGAAAGTATTGCTCGCACCGACCGCACCGCTGATGGCGGATGCTGCTGCCGTAACCGTTGCGGTAGTCGCACCCGCCACGCTGGAGGCCGCGCTGCCAAAGGCCGGGGATGCGTTGACGACAGCGTTCACGCCAGCAGTGCGGGCGATGGCGAAGTCATAGGTGACTGCGCCGGTTGCTTCATCCGCTCCGATTGCCCCGCCCGCGCCGAGTCTTCCGAGCAAACGGACGCGGAGCGAAGCAGCGTGCGCGGCGTTCGGGATGGTGACGGTGAGGCAAGCCGTTGCTGTGTTGTCCGCGATGCTGCTGGTTAGCTTGGTGAGCCGTGTGGCGGTTGTTGCCGCTGCCGCTGCGCCGCCGAGTGACGTGGCTCCGGTCACGGCGAGGGTGCCGGATGAAGTAATGCCGTTGCCACCGGTAGTCGCGAGCGTCCCGCCGCCTACCGAAAAGCCTCCAGAACAGGAGAAGGTAGAGGATACAATTTGGATGTATTGGCCACCAGAGCCCCAATAAAGGCGCGAGTTTCCGCTGCCGTCCGTGCCTAGCGCGAAGTGCCTGACTCCCGCGATGCGATAGTCCGCGAAGTTACCCAAAAAGCCCGTCGCCTCATTGCAGCCGAAAGCCGTGCCACTATTTGCACCGCTGCTCCATGCTGTCGCCGCCGTAGCTCCGGTCGGCTGGTGGAGGATGGCAGGGAATGTCGTGGTGCCGGTGCCGCCCGTGTAGAGCGCACCGGATGCCAGCACTGCCGAGTTACTTGCCACTCCGGCAGTGGTCAGAGCTAGATTGTTTCCGAGCGTCGTGGTGCCGGTCGCTGCGCCCATTGCGATAGTCGTAGCCGCGCCCGCGAAGTTCACCGTGGTCGCCGTCGCATTCACCAGCGCAAACGTCGTGCTCGGCGTGGTGATGCTGGTGGTGATGTCCGGCGAGGTCATGCTTTGCACGCCGGTAAAGGTCTGCGCGCCGCTGCTGATTGCCAGCGTGCCAGTTAGCGGCAGCGTCACGGTCTGCGTGCCGAGCGCGCCAGTCGCAGGCGCAAGCGTCGTGGTGCCCGAGGTGGCGTTGCGAAAGCCCACGTTGCCCACGGCGCTGCCTGCGGTGCCGAGGAGGAGGCTGGTGGTCGCGCTTGCCGTCAGCGTGGTGGCTGTCACCGCACCGCACGCCAGAACGCCCGCATGGGTTAGCTCTACCTGCGCCGTATTATTGGAGAAAAGGAGCAGCGACACCTCCCCGGCCCCGGTCACTTTGTTGCCGACTCCGGTATAAACGCTGTCACTGATAAATTTCACGCCGGTGCCGACGCCACCAAATAATCCATATCCAGACAAAAACGGAAATGAAGCCGATGGCGTGATGTTGCCAACCAAATTCAATCCTCCGGTCGCAGACACAGAGGCTCCTTCGAGTGCGCCGCTAAACGTCCCCGTCGTGCCCGCAACCGTGCTTGGCGTCGTCGCGCCCACCGTGCCGTTGATGTTGATGGATGCGGTGCCGCTGGCGTTCGTGAGGACGATTGCGGACGGCGTGCCCGCATTGCCGCCGCGCGTAATGAATGCACCGTCTGTGCCCACTGCGACGCCGAGTGCGGTGAGCACGTTCGCGCCGGTCGTCACGCTGGCCGGCGCCGCCCCTGCCCCGCCGCCGACAACCAAGGCGCTCGCCGCAAGTGCCGCCGAGGTCGCCCATGTCGTGCCGCTGGAAAAGTAGGGGATGCCGCCGCTTGTCCCTGCGACGGTTAGCGCGAGCGTGCCGGATGCCGTGATGGGCGAGCCTGCGACGCTGATTAGCCCGCCTGTGAAGCTCTGCGCGACGCTGGTGACGGTGCCGCCTCCTGTTGCAGGCTTCGGCGTAATCCACGCGCGCAAGTCGGTGTTGGCCGTGATTGCGCCGGCGCTCGCCACCACCGTTGCCAGCGGGTAGCTGCCAGCCGTGAATGCCGTGGTGTTCACCGATGCCACGCCTGCCGCTGTAATCTCGATGTAGTTCGTCGCGTTGGTGATTGCCAGCGAAGCCTGCGCTGCCACGAATGCGCCGTTGGCTGCGTAGCCCGCTGCGACGTTGACGAGCAGGCCGGTGCCGTTGCTGACGAGGAAATCGTTGCGAGCGACGATGGTGGCCGGCACGGTGTCATCCGTCCGCCCCACGTCCGGCTTGCAAATCACCGTCACGGTGTCGGACTTAGCCTTCATCGCCATGCTGACGGTGTAATACACGTCGAGGTCAACGAGCTTGTTGCCCTCGTCGTCTGTGGTGTCGGAGTTGTTCGCCGCAAGGTAGGTGTCGAGCGCGGTTCCGCCTATCGTCTGCGCGGTCGCTTGGTAAAGCCCGGTGGTAGCCGATGCTGTCCATGTCGTCACTGCGACCAGTGCGGCGTTGTCGCCGAGCAGCGCGGGCTTGACGGAAAGGTTCAGCGCCCATGACGTGTCGAGCGCGTAGGCTGTGCCGTCCACCGTCACGTATAGGTCAACGTCGCAAAGCTCCTGCCGCTTTATGTAGCCGGTGTCGCAGGTGATTGCGCCCGTGCGGATTTCCCAGTTGAGCGTGATTTTTCGGAGCGTCGCCATGATTTTAGTGCGGTGTCAAATTTGGATGCGTCGCGGGTTAAATCACGGTTTCGTCAAAAAAGAGTTCTTCCGCGCCAATGTATGTGATCTGTCCGACGGAGTTGATCGTGACTTCGCGTATGAAAATCATCAGATTGTTTCCGTTTTTCTTGATGCGGACGAATCCGGTGCCGTTCGTCTGAATGGAGTCGTAAGTTGGCGCTAGATCAACTGCCGACGTGTCCTTGCCTTTGCCGGTGGCAACCAAGTCCCAGTAATCTGTCAGGGCTGTGGTGACGCCGTAATCGGGCGGCATAATGTAGTTACCGCTTGCCGTCCCCGGCAGGTCGCCAATCGGTCCCCATCGGCTTTGGCTCACGCTCACTGTCCCCGCGTCCGTGACCGCGACGGTGGCGAGTTCGTAGTGGCGCGTGGCCGTGAGGTTGTTGTTTGTTGGCACCGCCGCAGCCGCTTCGATTGTGCGGGCGGTAATAGTGCTCACGATGTCGCCCGTGTTGCTTAGTGTTCTGTTCCAAGTAACCTTGGCGTAAATCTTATTCCCGTTAGCAACCGCCAGTGTCGCAATCGGGTCGTCATTCACCGAGAATCCGGTGGGTAGGCTTCCGAACAGAGTGCCGTTGTAAATCGCGACGGTGGAGGCACCCGATGGCTCGATGTGAAACTCGCGAAACTCGCGCAAAAAACGCCCGGCGTTCTTTGCGCTAATCTTAAAGCCCGGCCCGCCCGCAACAGGCTCGCAAAGGATTGAGTCAGACGAATGACACATCTTCTCAGCCTCCTGCAATATCGCCTTTAAGGTTTTCGGCGCAAGCGTGAGCGCGTCAGATACTCCATCGTCTGCGTTGTTGATGAGTTGCTTTAGCTGTGGATTCATGTGCGCGTGATGTATCTAACTTCAAAGTCCCACTGATGCGTCTCCGTGATCTCGTGTAAATCGCCTGCAGTTTTGATCGTTCTTCCGATCAGCCTCCACGCCTTGAACCAAAAAGTATAAGTCCAAAGAGCCGGGACTTCTTCGTAGAAAACTGTATCGCCGGGCACTTGGTCAGCATACTTCAATGGCACATCAAATCTTCCGACCTTGGTGGTCGGAAGCGTGCGCGTCATGTATGTGCGCGTGACTTGCGGTTTCGGGATTGATGCTTCCCAGTCGAAAGTCGGCGCGTAAATCTTCCCCGTATCATCCGTGACCGAATATGAGAACTCGTCTTCCTTTATCTGGCTCTCGTTTTTACTCCCCAGATATGAGACTTGCATCGTTGCGACGCCCGCCTTGTCGAACGTAACTTCCACGGTGTCCACCTTCATGCCGAAATAGGTGGAATCCGCGGAACCGCGCAACGGCTCCAGCGCGACGACGACGGACTGCCAGCACTTGAACGTCCGCCGCCCAGTGTCGAATCCTCCGCGCGTCGTGCTAAACGATGAGCCGGGCTGCTCGACCAACGAATATAGCTCGGAACCGCCGTGAATTGTTGCGCTCATTTGACTCCTAGTTTAGCCACAAGTTTCGCGATTTCCTTCTCAATTTTCGGAATGCCCGCAATCGCATCCTCGATTTTCTTTTTGTCTAACTGCTTTTCTCCGAGTATCCGAGCCTTCGTAGCGGCGATGTCCTTATCCGACATCTTGAGTGCGTCGCCATTAGCTTTACGTCGCACTTCGTCGCGCGCCGCAATACCCGCCGCCTTTTCACGCGCCATTTCTACCGCCCTATCGTTTACGCGCTGCGCCTGCATCGTCTCGCCACCTAGCAGCCCCTTCACAGCCCTATCATCGCGCTGCTTCTGTTCCTGCTCGCCTTTTTTAACAATGTCCTGCTGCTCATTCAGAGCTTTCTTTTTTCCTTCGAGCGCGAGCTTGTCTGCGTCTTCGATTGCTTTGAGTCGTTTTTTTTCCTCTTCATCGGCGATGCGTGTTTTTTCGGCCTCATGTCGCCCAAACGCATCCATGCCAGCCTTTAGGGCTTTGGCTTCGTCTTCAGCTTGCTTCCGCATCGCGGCGATTTCCGCTTCGGTGATTTTGTTGATGAAACCCAACCTTAACTTTTCGGCGATGTCCATCGCCTTCTTTTTCGCTTCCTGAGTTTTCGCTAATTCCTCACTTTTAACGCGTTCTGATTCGCTAATTGCTTTAGCTCCGCCTTTTTGACCGATTGCCGCAATGATTTTTTCCTGAAGCGCAAGCTCCTCTTTCGTATTGTTCAGGTTCAGCGATTTGATCTTGTTCAGTTCAGCAACTAACGTGTTCTGCGCTTCGATTTGCTTTGCCGCCTCTGTCTCTCCATTCGCTATCAGGGTTGCAATCTCCGCTTCCTGCTCCTTTTTTCCAAGCAAAATTTCAGCGCTGTTAACGCGGTCTTTTTCAAGCTTTGCCTGTTCCTTGGCAATTTCCGCATTATTAGATGCAGTCTCATTTTTTTGCAAAATGGCGCCGCCCATTCCACCTGATAGAGCGCCAGCCCAACTCTTCAAGTCTTTTGGCATAGTGCCCAAGAATCCGCTCATCTTCTCGCGCTGCGCACTTATTTGCTCCAGCCTTTTCGCGATTTCTTCGAGCGCCTTTTCAGCCTCGCCGCCAGCCATCGCCTGATTGATGCTTGCCATTGCATTCACTCCGTCCTTTTGGAAGTTTTTCCATTCCTCATCCGCCTTCGCGATTGCGCTGCCCAACATCCCCACCAACGCTGCGCCCACGTTCAGCCCGACGCCGACGGCGAGGCTGCTCTTGAACACGTCGCCGAGGTTGCCCATCGTGTTGGCGAGCAAGTCCGCGCCGTTCTGCGCGCTCTTGAACCCCTCCACAAATGACGTCATCTTGTTTTCGACACGGCGATCTCCTTCGAGCACCCCGCCCACATCGCCGACTTTTTTCTTTAGCCGGTTTGTTTCGGCTATGACCTTCTGAAACTCACTCAGAAGCAGCTTTGATTCCGCGCCTAGTGTAACCGTAACGTCAGACATATTCAGCCCTCCAGTCGCCAGCGAGTGTGCCTTCCGAGAGTTGTTTCAGCATAGCCGCGCGCGCCGCCGGGTCTTTCACGTTCTCGACAATCCAGCGAGCGTTGCCGTCGAACTCCTCACGCGCGGCGAGGGCTTCGGGCGTGCTCTGCTCGTCCATGTGCGCAAGTTCTTCTTCGGTGAGAATGTAGGTCTCGCCGGTCTCCTGTTCGTGCGCGGCCTGCACGTACCACCATGCAAGGCCGTAGGGCATCCGCCATGCCCGGCGCTCGTCAATGCGTAGCTTCGTCATTAGAAATGCCGCGCACCATAGCTCCACGGGCGCGCCGTAGTCGTTGAGTGTCACAGTCGCGGTGATGCGTTCCTTCATCATCGGCGATGCCGCGCAAAGGCGCGTGTAGGCTCGCCACTTGGCAAGCTCCGTCTCCATGTCGAAATGCTCGGCGTCATCCGCAAACTCCAGCACCGGCTCGTCCGATGCGCAGATTTGCGCGGCGATGCTCAGTTCGTGCGGCTCCGGCTCCTCGCCAGTCCAGAGCTTGTTCTCCAACTGCGAAAGTTGGAACGAATGGAGAAGGCAGAACGGCTTTAGCGTCCTGCCGCAAACTACGTGACGGCCCGCTGCGCAGGCTGCGTCGGCGACGATTGAATGGTATAAGCGTTCCTCGGCCACATCGTTAAGTCAGCGTGAGGTATTCGTCCTTAACGAGAGAAGCCTTGCCCTCGACGAAGGATTTCGATGCCTTGGTTTCCGTGAAATTCTCGACGCGATAATCGCCGTCGAACTGCGCGGTTGCCGAAAGGGTCATCTTGGCGGCGATGACCGGGCGGGTGTAGCCGCTGGCAAAAGTGAACGTCACCTCCAGCGTGTCGGTCTGGTCGTCGTGAATTGACGATGCGACTTGGCCGGAGTTGTTGGAAACGAACTCGTTGATCTTGTCCGATTTCGAGAGTGATATGGACATAATCTGCGCGCTCGCACCGAGGTATGCGCCGTCGATGCCAAAGTAGAATGCGGTGCCGTGAGTTTTTGCAGCCATGTTATAGGGTGTGTGGTGTCAAATTTAGGCGATGAGTCCGCCGCCGATGATTTTGATTTTCGCGAGAGTGGTTGAAGTCATCACGCCGAGCACCGTCGCATAAACCGGGTTCACGTTGTCCGCTGCGGTCTTCGTGATGCCGCCAGCCGTGCCGCTCGTCCAAAGGGTGTCGCCGGAAAGGATGGTCGCTCCGATGGCGAATCCGCCCGTGTCCTCGGTGCAGTAATAGACACGCTGATTGACGCTCGCGCCGTTCGTGGCGATGCCCGCAGCCGTGGCGATTGACGCCGTGGAATTGGCGTCACAGAGCTTGAGGAGCAGCGTCACTGCCTCGACGTAAAGCACCTGCCCTGCGGTGATCGTTTCGCCGGCCACGCCGTATTTGATGACGGCTGAACTCGACGGAATAACGCTTCCGGCTGTGATTGCGATTGCTGCCATGCCAAGGCAGCGGTGTCAAAATACGGTCAGTTGTCTTGCGCCTCGCACGTCACCACGTA